GTATATCTTTTAGAGCAATTGTTTAGGTCATAACGCATTTGATTTTCATCAACCAAGGCCGATGCAATCATCGTGTCAACAATTTTACCGTTAATACTTAAACCTAATGCTCTGATCCAACATACGTCGTACATGGCGTTATGAAATATTTTAACTGCTTCTGTACTAAGAACTCCTTGAAACCATTTTAAAACTTTTGCTCTATCCATGTTGCCACCACCTTCGTGAGCAATTGGATAATAACCTGACCAATCTTTAACAGCTACTGCTACACCTGTTACGTCTCCTCGTTTGGTTACATTACCTGATCCCATCTTTATAAGATCTGGATCTTTTGTTTCTAAGTCAATTGCAATTTCATCATACTTAGATAAGTCTGGAAATTTTTCTGGCGGTAGCCATTCGGTTTGTGGTGCAAAAAGTGGTTTTTGTATCATTTAATTATCCCCCATGAGTTTGATTTCTTTTTTATTTCTTCTTTCACTGGCTCAGGATAGTCTCTATCAATTGCCATGTCAATATAATGTTTTGCTTTTAACAAATCTTCTTTCTGATTTTTCTGTTTATGCCTACATAAATATTTAATTGCGTTTCCTTCTGCAAACGGAATATTATTTCTATTAATAAATTCTGAAGGTTGAATGACCATAGACTTATAGTGACTCCCGCCTACCTGCTTTTTATATATTTCATCACTCATATATTTTCCAATGGATAAGCTTTTTCATAATCTTTAGGTCTAACAATATGTAAATTTTCTTTTGTTCTAGTTGCACCTACATAAAATAATCTTGTTTCATCGTCAGGATTTTTACGATAAGATTTAAGTGTATTATTAGTGAGGTCTGTTAATAAAAGTACGTTTTGTTTTTCTCCACCTTTTATACTATGAATAGTAGATAAATGAATTCTTGGTTTTTCTTTTAAGTTCTCACCATTCCTTCTCATACTTCTAATATAATTTTTTCTTCTAAAATTTAAATCATCAAAAGCTTCATACCAAACTGTATTTGTTTTTAATCCATAATCTTTTAACTGAGAAAGATTATAAAAACCTCCTTTGGTTAATCCTTTTAATTTTGATTTATCCACATGCCTAGGAGTCATATATCCATATATTCTTTGTATTTGTTCGTAGTTTAAGGGTTGGCCTTTTAAAGATGATTCCCAATCTGACGCAGCTTCAGCGGCCTCTTTTTCAGGCATCTTCTTAAATCTATTTTCAAAATACCATCCTCTTTCTTTTAATTCATCTTCTATATCTTCTAGCATGTGCCTTGTTCTACTTAACACTAGCCAGTCTCCTGAAGACATGTTTACATCTTTTACATCGTCATGAAAGTTTAAAGAACCCTGATGATCTCGAGGTGCCCATTCTTTATATCTTCTTTTAGATACTCGTTTAATTATACCTAAAGCAAAGTCATGAATAGCTCTAGGTATTCGTCGGGATTGAGTAAGATGTAATAGTTTTCCTGATTGAGTAATAAATGAATCTACATCAGCTCCGGCCCATCTAAATATAGCTTGGTCATCATCGCCGGCAATAAAAGAATCACCTGTTTTATTCCAAATAGTTTTAGCCATATCCCATTGCATTAAAGATAAATCTTGAGCTTCATCTATAAAGACCACATCAAATTTTGGACATTTATCAGACTTAGTGAACTCTAGAATCATATCATTATAATCTTTAAGAACATTTTCCTTTTTATATCTTTCGAGCTCATTAGCTAAATGAACTAAGGTTTTATATTCTACCTCTGTATTATGCTCTCCTAGTTTTAATTGTTGTTCTAAGGTTATGTTTCTAAGTTTAGCTAAATGAATCAATCTTAAGTAATCACTTTTGGTGGTGAATATACCTGTCTCTTCTTCATCATATTCATTATAATCTAAAAATATATTTAGTTTTTTACCCAGGTCTTCGTAATGTCGTTTCTGCATTACTTGATCTTTATTATAGCCCAGTTTTCTAAAAGCTAATGAATGAAGTGTTCTAAAATAAGGAAGATCATCTTCAGTATAATTAAATTTCTCCATAGCTCTAGCCTTGGCTTCATTGGCAGCTTTCTTAGTAAAAGCAAAATATCCTATCTTATCAGGATCCGTATCTTTTAAATATTCTTGTACTTTATTTAAAAGAGTCCAAGTCTTTCCTGTTCCTGGTGGTCCTAATACTATTGTTTTCATAGGGTTATTAATATCCATGCAGCTGTAAGAACCACTAACAAAACTAAATCATCGGTCGGGTTCATTTTAATAAGTCCTCTACATTTTTTCTAATGTTAGTTTTAAATTTAATTTCATCAGAGCTAAGTTTATGATGAGCAATAGGATCTACCATTTCATACTCTCTATATTTTTCATGAAAATCAAACCATGCGTTTTTCCAACGATTAGCATTAAAGTCGTTTTTAAATTGCCATCCAGTTATGGTAACATATTCTATTAAACTACTTTCATAATTACCATGTTCAGGATATATTTTAGAATAAAACTCTTCTTCAGTTATTTTTAAAGTATTAACAAATTTTAAAAAAATAGTTTTAAACTCTTTACCATCTACATGATGAGCATCCATTCGTGGATCAATTTTTGGTCTATAGCCCTTACTTTTTTTCCATTCTATTTTTGGTGCCGCTATTGCATTTTTCAATGCTTGCATAATTGCACGTTTGGGTACGGCGCTTTCATGTTCAAAACCAGTTTGACCTGGAAAACAAATACATCTAGCAACAGAAAAGTTAAACATTTTTCCAGAATCAATATCTCTCCTTAATTCTGTATAAGGAGTTCCATCTGGATTAGTAAAACTTATCTTACCGTCTATAGTAGTAATACTTTTTTGTTGGGAATAAGTGTAAGGTTCCGTCCAAAACTCAAAAGTTTTTTCTCCAAAAACAGGACCCAACACAGTTTTTATTTCATATATTTTATCTCTATTAGCGTGCCAAACATCCTGCACCATGTGCGGCTTTAAAGAAGAATAATAATATTTATCCATCATTTCTTTCATATATTTTTCATCGTCTCCTTCGAGAATATATCCTTCAAACCATAATTTTTTTCGCTCGTGAAATAATTTATAACAAGCATTTTTGTATTGGGGCTCACTACCCCATATTGAAAATTTTTCTCTTTTAGCCATTAGAATGGTACCTCCTCTTTTAATTTTTTTTGTGTAAATTGATCTTCATGTTTATCAAAGATATCAACTTTCATAATAGATGGTTTCTTTTTACCTATTATCATTCTGCCTTCTTCACACCCACAATGTTCTTTTAACATTTGTTGTGTAACCTGATAATCTTCTTTCCATTTCTTCTTAGTTAAATGTCCATGAAAGAATCTATGAAAAGTAAGTATGTGTTTGCCATCTTCTGTATAAACTGCTCCGTTTAAAATATCTTTTTTAGTAACTGATCCAATTGATCTCTGAATACAATAATCCTCTAAATGATTTTTTAATTGATCTATTTTAGATGATCCTACTGGTGCTTCCACTTCTTCTATTCCTTGTAAAAGCATATCAGTATATTTTTCAAACTCTTTAACTGTAATTCTTGGTGGTTTTTTATTTATTTGTTTTGCTACTGTTCTTCTAAATAATCTTTGTTCCATTAAATAATCTATATTGTCTAACTTAACTCTGTCACCGTCAACATTAACCCAGTAGTAGGGTTCGTCTAATAAAATTTTTTGTAAATCAGTTAACGATGGAAATACAGCTTCTCCCCCTATACCAAATTTTCTAGTTCGACATAAATTTTTATCACAATGATTACACATAGGATCTTCATTGCATTTGAAACCTAATTCTTTTCCATCATTAAATTTAATCTTTCCTTGTACTATCTTATCGTCAAGGGGTCCTTCAGGGTGAGAGGCAAAATATTTATAATTAAATGCATTTATTTTTCCTTGCCAACTCTCGGGCCATTTTCTTTTTGCATATTGTATATATTGATAGAGTATTCGGTCTCTTCCGTCTTTGATCTCAGTTTGAGTAAGTGATTCTAAACATGGTGGTCCATCATTAAATTCTGATTCGGGTCTTTTAATTTCTAGTCTTTCTAAAGTGTCGGGAGTTAATTTATTTCTTTCGTATAAACCGTAGAAGCCGGTCATCCCTGCAGCCTCTCCATTTTCCAGAAAGGCATACCTCGTTGTCTCATCCCCATTAAAATAAGGTAGATTAAGAAAGTTTCCTGTATCATCTTGAGATTTTAATTCTATTTGTTTTGGAAATACTTCAGATCCTCCATACCCCAGTATTGCACTGACGGATAAAAGTTTATCTCGCATTAATTTTGCTTCAACAGGAACTGTTGTAAAACAAAATACATGAGCACCACCGGATTTAGATCTAAATACTATAAGTGGTAATTTTAAATTTTTAATTTTATCTATTAATTTTTTATGATCAAAGCCTGCATATGAATCTATATCTATGCAACCCCATCTACATTTATTGTCATCATTGATTGGAATAATACCTAGACTAGGTTCCATTCCTTGAAGATGTTTAAGCCATAAATCATCAGTAACTTTTTCTCGAGTTACAAATGATTTACCTTTTATTTTTTGACCGTCCTCACCTTTCTTATCTACGTAAGTGACACCACGGGCACGGTCTAATCCTTGAAATATATATTTAAATCTTTCTACTGACATATATTAAAAGTGGGCATTTCCACTCTCGCTTCGATGCCCACTACCTAGGATTCTGTTAGTACGGTGTACTTGAAGTTTCTTCAGTCCCGTGTTTAACTTTCACTTTTCCTTTACTAATTTGAGTAGCAAAGGTTTTAGAAAGTTCATACACTTGTTTTTGTTCAACTGGACCAACTTTAGACACATCCCATCCAAACCATGTTCCTTTGTCATTAGACATCTGAACAGTCTTTAGATTATAAATATGGCTATAAGTAGGCGGGGTGAATAAACCGTTTTTACCTTGAAGTTTGATACCCATCATCATTGAATTCCATTTACGACTAATTTTTAATTGAGTCGCTTTCATAGAAATTAAAGCTGAAGAGGGATTACCATTCATAAAAATAACATAATGATTCGCTGTATTTTCTAAATAGTTTCCATTAGGTAAACGATCTTTATATGATTTATCTCTTGTTGCGGTACTTACAATGTCACTGTCAGCATCATGAATAGCTACAGGAGAACCTTGGCTTGCGCCTCTGTCCTGCCACTCCACGTATTTTCTTTCATAAAAAACGGGAATAACATCAATTCCTTTTTTGCCATCATAAAGTTTATTTGTGACTGTATTATATATCATTCCTGGTTCTGCGCCCTCGATAAATTTTTCATTCATCTTGTTCACTTCAGGAGATAATTGGCCTAAAACTTTCAAGAATGGTAACGCAAGATCTTCCTGCGTCATATTCTGAGAGCCAGCATTTGCATCAGCTTCAAATAAATTTGTAGATAATGCTCCTTCTTTTTTGGTTGTTACTTGGTTCATGTTTATTGTTTCCTTTTTATTGTTGTTTTATTTCCAACGAATACGTTGAAAAGTTCCGTTGGCAT